CTTGATGTCTTGAATTTGCGGGCTAGCCATTCTTGTCCTTGGCCAATTCGCTTAACGCTGCAGCCTCCATTATCTGAAGGTCTTCCAGCATCTCGCGGCGATTGTCCACATTGTAGAGGTCAAACAATCCGCCAGGACCAAGCAGTACGTCATATCGCAAGCCCATGTAACCAGCCATGGTTGTCGTCCATTGCGTCTGCATACGCAAGAACATCATGACTGGCTCCCAGTTTTCTTCCCAAACAATAAAATTGTTTTCTTCTTTGGGCTTCTCGGGAAGAACAATGCCAAATACAGCAGCGTCTTCCCGGCTTTTATCTTCTACTTTTTTACCGCCACCAGCCCAGTAAACGGCGGCATCCTTTAGTTTCCCTGGCGACCGCCTTCAAAGGTTTCGGTGTACGCCTTCAGGACGCCGCGAATCCAGTAGGGATCATCGGAAAACTCGCGCATCACTTCCACCGAAAAAGGGATTTCTTTTCCTTCTTCGTCAACAATGCCTTCCCATCCCACCATGATCACCTTCAGGAGATCAAGCTCGCCCTTCTCGCCAAGCTTTTGAAATTCCTTGCGACCAACCCGCTTGAACTTCGCGTCAAATGTTGCGGTGTCAAAATTGCCACCATCAGAGGGCTCTTCGATCGAAACCGGCCAAGTAAAGACCTTGACCTTTTTGCGCACGAATGCCATGCAAATAAATGCGATACCAGACAAGCATACACCCAATAAAAAAGGGCTGCATTTGCGGTGCAGCCCCGACGACCTTCATTCCCGATCAGATTCTAATAAACAAAGCTGAACTCATCGTTGCCAGCTGTAGAAGGCACACATGTGAACGGAATGTTCAGCATGTGGATCCCATCCTGGTCGGCATAGCTCACGTCTCCGATGTCAACTCGAGTGGAGCTGAAGTCGAAGATATTACCCGCCGTTTGACCGTGCTGGAAAAGAAGGTTTCCAAGGGTTCCGTCGCTAAGGGCTGCAGTGAAGTAGTCCTTAGCCGCAATGGTCGGAGCCTCGATGACAGCAGTACCAGTTGTCTGACGATCAGTCAAAAGCACCTCTTTGGTGCAATTGATCAAGTCGCGATAGACCAAGCTGTTGCCGATGTCAAAATTCACCGATTGCAAGCATCCGCCGTAAGACAGAAGCTGGAAGCCGGTGGTGTTGCCAGCCTTTGCAATGACAGGCGTCTCCTGGTCGGCATAGGTAACCGTAGGAGCAGCCGTATCAGTTGGAGCGTTGTAAACACCAATAAAGCTGAAATCAATCGTAGGAATTTCACCAACAGAGAGATTCAACGTATAGGTGCCGCGTGCGCCAGTCAGCTTGTGCAGCACCCCATCGATGTTGTAATAAATAGTGCAGCTACCAAAGCTGGCGCTGACAGGAGCATAAGTAACGCTCACACCAGCAGAGACGGTTTCGCTCATTCCGCAGGCAAGGAGTGCCTTGCCATAGCGAGGAGCAGTGCCGGCTGCGCCAGAACCAGCAAGTTCAACGCTGAAGGTGCATTCAACTCGCGTATTCGCCAATAGCTGCTCGGAGGCACCAAGATAAGGGCGAATGAGATCCCGGCTTACAACATCACTCTGCAGAGGAGTAATGCTCAAATCCCGCACCAGAACTGCGTCCGCCCCGTCTGGCGTTGCGTCCGTGCCGTAGCTGGATTCCGTCTCCAGCAGAATCAGACGTTTCCGAGTTAGAAGGACCATTTGAAGTTACCTCTTGTTGAACAGGTGGGAGCGTCCGACTAACAAGAGTTCGGATGCCTGTCTCGGGGTCAAGGATGTACGAGCCACCTTGCCCTTGAAACTCATCAATCACTGTAAATCCCTCGGCTTATCAGACTTTAGGTCGCCAAACTTGCAACAGTTGTGAACGATATAATCGTTGAAAATTACCCCTGCAGGCTGATCCGCGTCAAACATATTGAATGTCACCTCGCTTGGCTGCACGTCAATCGCAAGACCACCAAGCGTAAGGTCGGCAATAATTTTTGAATGCATGCTCTCGATCACTGGATCTGCAATTTGATCTGGAATGTCACCCCTGGTCACCACAGTGATCCTGACCCTCATGCTCCAGTCAAGTTTTGGCAGACTTGTGTTCTGAGTTGGGCTGTCGGTAATTGGCTCGATAATGATTGACGGCGACTGCGCACGCTCGGTAGCCGCCACCCTGCTTCTGTAAACCCTGCCATCGACACCGGAAGTGCTTGCAAGCTGCGTCGCAATTGCCTGTAAAATTTGCTCACGCTTGGTGGTCATTGAATCCTCGTTGCGGAAGCGGACCAAACGCGCCAGGATCGACCTGCTTGGTCACAATTGATTTTGCACGATAATAAATATAGCTATCTGTTTTGCCTGCCTGCTCCAGCGCCTGCATCACCTTCAGCCAGTTATTGAAGGTGTCGCGTTCCATTTCTAATCGCAGGCCATTGTAATTGTTGCGCTCTCACCGGCGCCAACTGCTGTCAACGTGGATCGAACGTATCTAACTATTCTATTCGGGTAAAAATGAGCGTCAATGCCAGTCTGTCCATGTGCTTTTTCGGTGTCGAGAGCAAACCAGTTAACTCCATCAAGACTGCCTTCGTCTCTTACGGTTACATTGTTTCCGGTTATGTTGTGAACAAAGGTAAAATTTTCCCCTGAAACCTCAACGTAATCGGTCGAAGACAAAGAAGTGAGGGTGCCCAGTTCAACGATGTTCTTTCGTCGGCTTGCCCATGAACCATAAACTTCAGCCATAATTAAACCTTCATCAGCATTACTTCAGTAATTTTACCGTCATCCAGTAGCACCGGCTCTCTTACCTGATAGGCCACGCCATCGACAATTACATCATCCTTGTATTGGAAATTATTAAAAGCAGAAGATTCAACCATAAGCTTGTAATCAGTCGTCAGCACAACTCCGTCGGCAATCATTTCGCTAGGCGTATTCAACACACCAACACCCGTAATGCCTTCATGGGTTACTGGAACGCCAAAGCCCTGTAAATCAAAAAATACTGTCAAATCTTCAGAAAAGGCCATGAATAGAAATCCGCTGAAAAAATTCTAAACACAAAAAAGCCCTAGATCCAAGCGGATCCAGGGCTAAATCTCAAGCAAAAATCAGCCGTACTTCTTCAGGCCAACTGCGTTGATTGAATAAGTATGCGTCGAGGTGGAAGTGGTCGACACAGCTTTGATCCAACGCTTGGCGGCACCCTTAGGGAACACCAGATACTGCTTGGAGGCAGAAGTGCTCACCTGAGCGAATGCCACAGCAGCAGAAGCCTGCTCAGTGCCATTCAGGCTGAAAACAGTAGTCACATCGCTGTAGCTACCACTCTCGGTGTCACTCGACTGAATTTTTACATCCAGGGTCGAAGTGCCACCGTTCTCAACGTCAAGAATCACCACAAGGTCGCCCTCGTAGTCATTCATGTCGACAGCAGTGCCATCAAGGTTAGCGGTGCGCTGGGCGGTAGCTGCAAAAGCAAGATGCTGCAGCTTTTCAAGACCGGTAGAAAGAATTGCCATGATCAGTCCTCAGTGGATGGGGCAGGTGCAACAAACTTAGGCTTGCGACCCGGTTTCGCGGGAGCAGGCTTAGGCTCTTCCGTCACCTCTACGGGTGCGGGCTTCTCCACGGCAGGTGCAATCACAGCCTTGCCGCTACCAACCAACAAATTGGCGTCAGCTTCAGAGACCTCAATAAAGGAGCCGGCCACAACCGGCTCCCCCGAGATCATGACTTGACGCAGGATCTCGATTCTCATAATCAGGTGCCGAAGCAGAAGGACACAGGCTGCTTGATGGCAATGTCAACGTCCTGCATTGCAATCACGCGAACCGTGCCGGCAGTGGCGCCAGCATAAGGATCAACGGTCAGATCCAGGCCGGACCACATGCCCATCACCATCATCGAGAAGTCGCCGAACAGCGCATCGTTGTTCAGCAGCTGGTTCGACACGATCACGGGGTAACCGTTGATCTCGTCGTCCTCGTACACGAACATTGCAGTGTTCGTTGCCTTCTCGGTGCTCTTCAGGGCACCGCGAGCTGCAGCGTTAATGATGTAACGCATGCTGCCAGCATCGGCGTTAGCAGATGCAACATCGGTTTCCATGCCGATGTACTCATCAAAGGTGCCGAAACCGGTGAAGCTCTGGCTGCCGATGCCGGTGGTGTTGATCAGGCCCAGAGGCTGATTGCTGGAGCCGGTGCCGTACATGCCAACACGGTCAATCTCCAGAGCAATGATCCGACTAAGGTCGTTGCGGATCATGCCTTCCACGTCAATGGAAGCCTGGAGGAGCAGGCGGCGACTGTAATCAACATAAGCACCCACGGTCTTGGGTGTCATGTTGACCTGATCGATTGCCTGCTGGCTCTCGGTGGGAGAAGCGTTCTCGCCAACCCAGTAAGCAGTAGCAGCGGAGGTTTGGCGGGGGATGCTGATGTTGCCCTGCAGGCCGCTCAGCATGGTCACGCCAGCCTGGGCCAGTGCCAGACGGTTGCGCAGCAGATCGATGAAGCTACCGACAAGCAGCTGATCCTCAACGAGGTTGCCACCTGCAGTGGGGGTGCCAACAACGAGGTCACGACGCAGCACCTCGTTAGGAATCACGATTCCATTGGAAGCACGCTCGTAGCGCTGGGCAGCAGCCTTGCCGACTTCGATCTCGAATTCAGCAGCACGCTTTGCGGAAGCATCACCGGGGTTGGCCAGGTAATGCAGGGCCTTGGCGAAGCTGAAAGAGCGGGTCTCCTTGTCGGAGAGGCCAACATCGTTAGAGGTGATGTCAGCAGAACGAATGACTTGTTCCACAGGTTGAGAGCCGATTTTTTCAAGTACGGCTGCACGGGCCTCATCAATGGTGCGACCACCATTGATCAGCTCGCGAGCCAAATCCTGCATCTGGTGCTTGTCGCCCAGTGCAGTAATGGCGGCGATACGGGTACGCTCGGCCTCGACGGCCTCGGACCGGATCACCTCCAGATCTGGAGTGTTTTCCATTTCGGGTTCAGGTGTTGGTGATGCGGCTGGGGCCGCTTGAACATCGATCTCTTCAGTAAGAGACCTGCCAATTCCAATAGTAGGATCAGCAGGTATAGAGACCACACTTACCTCGTAAGGCGACCAACGGGTTGCCACGAAGTCATCGCCTCGTTCTTCCATCTTGTCGATGGAATAACCGAAGCTGATGCCGCGCAAGATATTATCCCGCACGTCATCAAGCACTTCTTGCGCAAATTTATTGCGAGAAAAGCGCACTTTTACATAACCGCGCTTCTTGTCCTCATCCACCCATGAACGCTCGACTACGCCGACAACGCGATCGGGATCGTGATTGAAAAGCAAAGGCGCACCGTCATTGAGTCGACCAAGATCAGCAGCCCCCGATTCGTGACTCAGAATCTCATTGCCAAAGTACCGAACAACCGGATACTCGGAACTAAAGGGAAACTCAAAACTGCGATCATCAAGCGCTCGAAATTGAGTGACCTCAGAACGCTGAAACTTGCCACCCTCAACGTCGCGACGAGCTTCAGGCTCCGCTTTGCGAATTGGCTCGATTTTGCTCAAAGTGCTAAAACGATGGCCAACCATTGTGTCAGTAGCCTCCTCATCGCGATAAACACGAATCAGAGCTGCTGGATCGTCCGATGTGCCCTCAACCGTAAATTCGCTATCAGGAACAGGAATAACCCCATCACGCTCAACCTTTTCAATGCGGCCTCGAGCGCGACCGCCAGAACTGTTCCACGAAACGAAATCTCCTGTCTTTAGCGCATCAGGTGCAGCGCGTTCTTCGGTCACATCAGTGTCCTCAATTTCGCTCATTTTAGAGCGACCGCCTGTAGCTTCCTCGAACTCCATTACCTCGTAATTTCGCTCCTCAAGCCATGAGCGAGCTTCCGATGCTGAAAATTCATCCAAACGAAAACGAATAGCCTGCAGCTCGGCGCCATCTTCACCTTTTTTGATCCCAAAGATGAAGTCAACGCCCCTGCCGCCTTCATTGTTTTGACGGCGAAATTCGTCGTACTGGCTTGGATCACGCAGCCTTGCTGCATGTTCATTTGGATAAGGGCGCTCCATCTGAAGCGCCGCATCCACAGTCAAATCACGATCAGGATCCATACGAGACACAAGTGCGTCACTCCATGTTTTACCTGGGTCGCCTCCCCAGGCTGCCCATGCCACCCTTCCTGGCGATGGATACCCTTCTTCCCCAGGGCTAAATCCTTCGGCTTTCTTGTCTACCTCGTGACGAGCAAACCATGCGCTCATTGTCCGAATCGTTTCGTCGCTTAGCTCATCACCACTAAGGATCTGGCTGGCACGACGAGCAGCAACATCAGTGCCACCCTTTCGACCTTCCTCCTTCCAGGCGCGATATCGCCGCGCTTCCTCCTTCATCCCATCGGTCGGCTTAGCGCTCATTATTTCTTCCTCCGATTACGAGTTGGTGCAGGTTCAGGCTCCTCTGGCGGCATCGGCGCATCAGCCGCCAGCATCGGTTGCTCGATGATGTCACGATCAAGCTCAACGTCCAACCGCTCCGCCGCCGCCTGCTCCCTAGCAAGTTCGGCCAAATTCTCATCAAAGTCGCCGCCAATCTTTGCCACAATCTGAGCTTTCGTCATATAACCAGCCTGCTCCATCTCGCGATAAGCCTTAACCTCCTTCAACGGATCAACCCAGTCCCAGCCCCTTGCCATCCAACGCGGGCTGTCATAGCGCTCTGGACGGGCTTCAAAATCATCGAAAGGCAGCTCACCAGATAAAACCGCCAGCGAAAGCCACTCACGGAATACACGCATATGAAAATGCTCAATCAAATAGGACTGAACAACCTTCCAGTGCTCGCGATCCTCAAGCAAGGAAAGACGGCTGCTTGAATAATTTGTTTCGCTAAAATCACGGCTCAATGTCTCATATGAGCAACCAAAGCCGCTGGCAAATCGGCGAACCTTGTTTCTGACAAACATGTCAAATTGCTGGTCCGGCGAATCAATGTTTGGAACTGTTACATTTTCCCCGGGCATAAGGTACTTAAACATCCCAGGTTCAAACTCACTTATGCGACGTTCGTTTTCAATATCATCAGCATTCACTTCGCCTTCTTGGTTTGTAATAAATCCCATTACGCTTGCGCCGGCACGGGCTCGAATTACGGCAGCTTCTTCGTACCCTTGCAGCTGATGCGCATCAGCCATTACAGGATGGAACCAAGGTACGCCACGATGTTGCTGCGGCCTTTCCGGGATAAACAAATGGATGACATCTTCCGCAGGCAGGAAGACATGCTTGTCGTTTCTTTGCGGTGCATTCTGGAACCAGTAGTCACCTGGATGGCGCGTGAGGAAGGCGTACCGCACAGGGCGGCCCCATTCATTGACCTCCACTCCCATCCGCCATTCATTCCCCTCGGCCAAGGTCTGGCCTTGGTATTCCTCATCCAGGTAATCAGCCTCAAGCATTTGGAGCGCCAGTGGCACCCTGCTTCCGCCGAAGGGCCGGCGAACAATTCGGAAAAGAGCCTCTCCTGATTCAGGTAACGCTCCAGTCGCCAGCCATTCCATCATGTGGAAGCTTTGACGGCCGCTTACGTCACAACTAGAAGAGCGGCACCAGGAGTTCCATTTATCCTCAATCAACTTATTGGTGCGCTCATCGCGGCGGTTGCCTCTTAGGAAGGTCACCTGCGACTGCATCTTGATCCCGCTCCCAACCACATTGATCTGAGTTGTTCTCTTCGCCTGCTTCGCGTAAGGGTTATTCCGCACCATTTCGCGGCTGCGGTCACGCAACTTACGAAGGCTTGTGCGAATCTCCGCGTCAGCACTGGATTGAGTGGCCAGCCAGTCACTGGTAAGACGGCTGATCATGGCGCCCGCGTAATTACGGCGACGCACCGGAGGAAGTGCCTTGGGAATTGGCTGGAGGCCAAAACGACGCAAAATTTCAGTACGGATGCCCATCAGCCTTGGTTAAAGCGAATGTAGAGATTCATCGGGTCACCGAGACCAGAAGCAATGATCTTGGCTTTATTCTCGCGTGCCACAATCGCTTTCAACCTTCCCTCCCATGCAATTAGATCAGGCAGATCAAATCGCTTCAACGATCGATTGCCAATCCTATATTCCTGAGTCGCGCCGCCAGTCATTAGAGCGCGAATCGCGGCTTGAACGGAATCCAGGTCTTTCTGCGCCTGAGACCTGCCGTCATAAGCGCCGGGAGTCCCAGAGTAAGCAAGGGACGCCTCAACCTCGATCTGGCCCCTGCTGTACTCAGTTACCGCACCATCAGAAATTGCGGTGACAACTGCCTGGAAATACCAGGCAGTGCTGGGGTCCATTGCACCGGTCGTGGCCGCAGGGATTGTTACCTTCCAGCCATCCTCATACGCAACGCCATCGACCGTTACTCCCTCCCCGGCAGTATTTAGCCTGAAATAATAAGTAAGATTATGACTTGAATTCGTGATAGCATTGCCAAAGATGTCAGTAGTCGCGGCATCTGTCCACACCGCGTCCACCCCTGCTGCTATGGACGGTGGGATTGCCATCAGAAAACGCAATCTTTGTTCTTCGCTACTTTAGCGCTGCAGCTCACCACTGCTTAACAAAACTGCGCTTTGGAGTGGTATTAACTCTTGGACGCCTTGGCTTGACGGCCTCGCGACGCTCAAGCTGATCCCAGATAGTCCTTCTGTCCATTTTTTGGTAAAGACGATGCAAGGCCGCATACGCATAGTTCATTTCATCCAATGCTTCGTTTGGAGCCTGGCTTTTCTTCACCCACACGCGCTCGGGAAAGCCGTTCCTGAAACGCAGGATTTGCTTTTCGGCTGTCAACTCCTCGAAATAATCGACTCCAACCGTAGGGAAGAAATGCAAATATCCGGCGCCAGGGTCGTTGTGCTTCAACCGCCCGAAAAGCAAAGACTTCACAGTGTCGACGCCAACAGGGAACAGTTGTGCGCCCTTCTTTAGCGCCTTACCCTTAAAGTCAACGTCTACCTTCGATGCCTTGCCGAGCGGCGGCTT